CTTAATAGACCCACTCACAGAGTGTTTTTATACTCTGTGGACCGGAATCACCGGTATGGCAAAGGTCAGTAAACCTGATCTTCGTCATATTCGTCATATTCAAATGAATATGCCGATTCAATTCTACCGTGTTTGATCACTTCTTGAACGCACGTTTGGACAAAGTTGCCTGCGATATATTTATCCATATCTCGCGAGTGACGCTTGCCTTTTAAGGCCAGCTCCAACTCAAACAGAACTTGGTTCTTTTGAATGAGTTTTGTTAGAGCGCGCAAGTCGAGATCACTCCCAGTCAGTTGTTCATAGGCTTCTTTTGAAACCTGTGCAGAGCGGCTATCTAATTCTTTAGTAACCGTTTTGAAGACTGAACTGAGGAATGGGGATTCGATGTAACCTTTCGGAGTGTCCACCCCACGTACACAGTACCATTCATTAATGGTATCGCGTACGTCGTTATAAACATCCGTCATCTTGTCAATCACTAAGGTTCTGATCTCATTTTTAAATGAATCCGCAGACGAGAGATATTTTGGTGTAAACCAGAATAACCCAGTCATGCTAAAGATCCACTGAGCGTAGTCGTTATCCAGAAATGGAGCGACTATTCCAGGTTTAGTAGCTGCGACAAGAGACCAGTTAGGCTTACGAGTAAGCTTAGCCAGTTTGATTACGTCGATCACCGACAGACAAATTTGTCTTCGGTCGAAGGAGAGAATTGTCTCTGCGAAGGTTGCCGGAGATTTCAACATTTGAGAAATCTCTAGCGGTGGTACAGGTGTTACCTGGACTCCGTTACAGTAGATTGTTTTTGCAAACTCTGCAACGTGGTCATTCGTAAATTTATTCGAATTACCATGATAACCTTTAAGAGGTGAGATGCCGACCCCTTGGATGTCTCTAACAAGTTCAGTATAAACCAAACTTGCTGGAGTACCCAGGATGGCGACATCATCTCCTAAGACCGCGTACTTTTGCTTATAGTCCGAATGGTCTTCTCTTAAATAATAGAAGGCTGTTCGAACCATGATGTGGTTCCACATTGCTAACATGGGCCATGAGGATCTTAATCCCATGGGTTGTCCCGATAAATATCGGTATTCGTTCCCATCGTTACCTAAAAAGGTACGATGCGAGCAAATCTTTTGCCATAAAACAGCAAAATCCTTGCCAGCAATAGCTTCTACAATCTCGGCTTGTACTTCAATAGGAATTGAGTCGGTCGCTGCTGATAAATCACAGCTTTCGACTTGTTCAATAGGTGACGGATGTAAATTCGCCGTCCATTGACCAATCTGAGTTTTCAGAACATCCTGTTTGAATGTACCGTCCTCATCCCACGTTCCCATGTAATTCATTAAGAAATCATGGAAGCCTGAGAGAGCACTCTGAGACATGTAGTCGCAAATAGCGAAAAGTCTAACTCTCGCCCCTGACTCATATTTGGGTCGGAGACGGGAATGGACCAAATCACTAAGTGTTTCACCATCATGTAAAGCGACTTCACTTTCAGCGACTTTCAATTCTAATAAGTTTAGAAGGCCGTGATTCTCGGTTAAAACCGCCATTTGATGAATATTTTGTAGTAACTC